TCTATAGGCGCGCCTCCACCGGGTGGAACGCCTGGCATGGCGAAGTAGCTCAGCTGGTTAGAGCAGCGGAATCATAATCCGCGTGTCGGGGGTTCAAGTCCCTCCTTCGCTACCACCCGGTGTATTTTCCCTTAAATCCTCGCAAATACTAGGTTTTCTGGCGTCTTTTGGCTCGGCTTTTTTCGGCTTTTTATGTCGGAATTTCGAAAGCGGGACGGTCGGTTGGGCCGTCAGTTGGGAGGATCGGGCGTTTTTCGCGTCGCGATCTGGCTTTCGAGCTTGCGGATCGCCGATTCGCCGAGGCGCGGATCCCGGTTGAGATAGTGGGCATCCAAGATCTCATTCACGTCCTTCAGCGAATGGCCGGTGACGGTCGCAATCTCGGGTGGTGTGGCACCGGCGAGGGCCAGGCGGGTGACCGCCGTGCCGCGCAGGTCGTGGAAGGTGACGCCCGCAATGCCCGCCTCGGCGCGGGCCGTATTCCAGGAAGCGCGAAAGCCATTCTCCGTCCACGGCGTGCCGCGTGAGGTGAGCAGGATGGTCTGGCGGGCGGGGCCGGGCGGGCAGGCGTCGAGCCGCACCTTCAGCGGGGCACCGACCGGGATCAGGATGCGCTTGCCCGAAGAATTGCGCACCTTCGACACCGTCTTCGACTGGATCAGGCGGATATGAGTGCCGTCATATTGGCCCCAGGTCAGCCGGATCAGGTCACCCTGCCGCTGGCCGGTCCAGAGCGCCAGGCACAGCGCCAGATGCAGATGCTCGGGCGCCTTGGCGTAGAAGGCGGCTTCATCCTCGGCGGTCCAGACATTGGCCGAGCGGCTGGAGCGATAGGTGCGGCCGCCTGCGCGGGCCGGGTGTGCGGTGATGAGGCCACGATCGAGCGCCCATGAGAAGATCCGCGCCAAGACGGCCCAGGCGTAATCGGCTTGGCGGGCCGAGGTGGCGGCGAGACGATCACGCCAGGCCAGCATTTCCGGCCTGGTGCGGCGATCGTCGAGCGCTGCCAATGGGAAGTCACCATATTCCTTGTCGATGATGGCGATCATCTTCTTGTAGTCGGAGCGGGTGCGGGCGGCGAGATTCTTGAATTCGACCGCGTCTTGGTAGGCGTCGAGCAGACCCCGCACCTTGTCCTTCGACGGCGCATCGCGATTACGCGTCGCCTCCTGGTAGCTGTCCAGAAATTCGCGACTGCCCGGCTCGCCGGTCAGGCGGGGGCCGCCCTTCCATGCGTAGAAATAGGTGGCCTTGGTGCCGTCGCTCAGTCGCTTCGACGTGCGATTGATGCCCTTGAGCTTAATGTCCACTGCGTCCGGCTTTCCATGCGTCAAAGGGGCTGGCGGGGGGCGGCGTCACGGCATCGTCGCCGTGAAAGAGCTTGATCGTCCCGTCGGGCGCGATCTCGGTGCGGGTGACCGGATGGTCCGCATTCTTCGCGGCCTTCAGCGCGCGGGTCAGCTCACTCTGGAGCCAGGTGGAGCGGGTGCTACCCACGATCGGCCTCCCGGATCGCGTCCTCGATGTCGATCTGGCGGGCGTCGGGCTGGGCATGGCCGTAGCGGACGGACAGATGCGTATCGCACCAGGTCGCGTGCTGGGTCGCGTCGTGGTGGCGCGCGGCCAGGGCCAGGGCATTGGCGCCGGTCCAGCCGGTGCCCTGCCCATGGCAGGTGACGCAGCCCGCCGTCGCTGTGTGCGTCGACACGGTCGGACGCTTGGTCACGGTAACGGAGCCTCTGCTTCTCATGACAGCACCTCCATTTCATCCAAGCGAAAAGCCGCGGCCGCCGCGATGGCGGGGGCGGTATCGCCTTGGGCGGCGGCTTTCACGGCCGCCGCCAGTTGCAGGGTCACGCCGATCGCGTGGGTGATGATCGCCGCGCGGGCGGTCGCTTCGCGAAGGGCAAGGGGATCGGCGCGGCGGACATCGCCGTCGCGGACCACCTCCAGCGCGCGCAGACTTTGGGTCAGGGTCGCGGTCAGCATCGGGCGTCTTTGAGATTGAGGCGGGTGACAATGCCGCTGACCAGCGCCTGGGCGTTGATTTCCATGGCCTGCAGGATCTGGGCGGGCAACTCTTCGGAAAGGATTCTGGTCGGATCCGCGCGCAGATGGTCGCGGATCATCACGACATTTTGCAACAGCGCGCCGGTGACGGCGTCGATCGCGCGCTTGCGATCCTCGATCGTCAGGGCCGGACGGCGCGGCGCGGGCGGGGCGATGATCGGCGCCGGGGGCGCGGCGGGCTTGGATAGCACTTGGCAGAACCATGCGCCGAGCAGATCCTCGGCGCATGTCGGGCACAGATCGTCGGGATTGCCGTCGGCGCCGAGGCGGGTGCCACCACCCACACGCCATGCCACGACCGAGCCCCAGCCATCGGGACGCGCCTGACCTTCGGTCAGAAGCACCTCATGGCCGCAGCGGTCACAGCGCAGGGTGAGGATGGTGGAGGTGCTCACGCGTGACCACCCTCCCGGACCATAGCAAAGGCGGCGAAGGGACGATCGCCGAGCTGGGCGACGCGATTCGCACCGGCAATCTGCGGGCCACGGTCAGCTTGCAATCCCACCGTGCGACCGATCTCGCCCTTCTCCCACTCGACAATGGCGAGGAAGGACAGCCCATGGGCAAAGCATTGCTGGCTCAGATCGGCCAGGACAGGCGCGATCTGGCTGTCGTAAAAGGCTTCGCGTTCGGCTGGCGTACCGGGGACAGGCTGTCCCCGCTTGATCTCGGCACAATCCGGCAAGCCCGGCGGACCATAATATAGCCCAGGATTATGCCCGCCGAGCCGCTTGATGAGTGCGCGCATGTCGCCCTCTGCATCGCGCAGGATGACCTTGATTTCGCCGGGATCGGCGGAGGTCCAGTCGATCGCGGCCTCGATTTCCGAAGCCGCGCGGATCACTTCCGTCAGATCGGCGGTGATGGCGCAGATGCTCCATCCGGTGGCCAGGTGCGTCAGCACATAGGCCATCGGTTCCGGGGCATTTTCCGCGCCCGGTCGCCAATCGATACCGAAAAGGCCATTTGTCCAGCCGGGGAGGTAGCAGAAATTGCCGTCCTGATGAGCGCAGCGCACGGCGCCAAATGTCCAATGGTGTGCCATCAGATCATCCCCAAGGCCTTCATATAGACCTCCAGAATGGCTTCCTCTTCCTGATACTCCTCGCGCTTCTTCTTGCGGATCTGCAGGATCTTGCGGACGGCCTTCTTGTCGAAACCGCGGGCTTTGGCCTCGGCGAACACGTCCGTGATGTCGTCGGAAATGCCCTTTTTCTCTTCCTCCAGCCGCTCGGCGCGCTCGATCAGCAGGCGCAGTTCGTCTGCGGTCTGCTGGTCGATCTTGGACAGGTCGGGATCGGTCATCGTGTCAGGCTCCGGTGGCAGGTGGTGGAGAGGGAAAGCAGCGCTGCGCCAGTGCGCGGCGGTGTAGAAGGCGATTGAACACAAGCGCGCAGGCTAGAAGTCGGGCGGCGGGCGGCGTGGGATCGGGTGGCAATCCTTGGCGAGCGCCAGGCAGGCCGAGCCGCTGTCGAAGCGGATCGCGGCGTGTAGCCCACGCACCGACAGCACGTCGCAATGCTTGCCGCGCGCCTGGCCGAGGCCGAGATAGACGGCGCGGTCGCCGTGACAGAGGCCGGTCCCCACCACGCCATCACCGCCGCATGTCTTTCGCTTGGGCAGCGATCGTCACGATGACGAAGGGGATGGCGATGATGGCGACGACGATGATGCCGAGCAGCCGCACCCAGGCGGGCATGTCCTCGCGACGCATCAGCGGGCACCCATCGCTTGGGCGGCGCAGGCCAGGCAGGTGGCATCATCGTGCCAGCCGCCCGCGTCCACGCCAGGCGCTGTCTCCATATCCCAGGCGCTGACCCCGCATCCGCGACAGATGCGGGGATGCGCGCTGGCCGGGGCATGGCCGAGCTGGTGATAGACGTCCTGGTCGAAGGGAAAGACGGTGCGCAGCTGATCGAGTGTGGCACGAAGCCGGGCGCGGACACCGGGCGTCTCCAGCGAGCGGACCAGCTGGACGGCAATGCCGACATCCCGGCCGAAGCGCGCCATGCGGCGGGCGACATCGTCCCGCGACAGCCCCGCCGCGATCCTGCGCAGCTGGAGATAGGCGGGTGGCGACAGGGGCGTGCAGGCGGCGATGGAGGGGAGCGCGACATGCAGCATGGTGGCGGTCCTTTCAGGCAAAGCGGGGGGCGATCCCGGCGACGGGGTGGTCGCCGGGCAGGGAAAGACGGGACAGGAAGGAAGCGCGCGGCGGGGCCGCGCCGATCAGCCGGGCACGGGTACACCTTCGACGGCCGCAGGCAGGCGATCGTCATTCATCGGCGTCGGCTCGTCGTCATTGGCCGGGCGGCGCTGGGGCACCCACTGACCCAGCGGAAGCTGGCGCGCGATGTCGGCGCGGGGCGTCAGGCTTTCGCGCAGCGTGCGATAGATCGCGATCTGCGCTACGAAGATATGGGCGCAGTCGGGATTCTTGCACATCAGGCGGATATTGCGCGTCAGCGGGTCGAGCTGGCTGCTCGTCCGCGCGATCGCGTCGGAATCGCAATGCGGGCAGGCGATGCCGGGCAGGCGCGATGGGTATTGGGCCTTCTTCACTTGGTGTTACCCCCGTCTTTCCCCGCGTCGGTGGTCTGGGACGGGAGGAAGCTCGACAGGCGGCGCATCAGCGCGTCGATCGCGCGCTGGGCCTCCGCGACCTCGGCGAACGCGCGGTGCGCGCTCAGCGGCGAGGCATTTGATGATACGACGCCCAAGGCGGCGGACATGGCGTCGCCGCATTCCTTGGTGGCGACGGCGATCTCGGTCAGCAGCTGGCGGGTGCAGGCGTCCTGCCGCTGGAGCTGCTGGCCCAGCTGGAATTCGAAGGTGTCGAGAAAGGGTGATCCGGCCCCGCCCGCCGCGATATAGGCGGCGTCGAGCGCCTGCGCCTGGGCGATCGAGGGCACCGTCTTGCAATTCGGCTGCGACCAATAGCGCGCAGAGCGCAGCGCCCGGCCGGTCAGCTGGGAGATCCGCGCCCAGCCGATCACGCCCGCGATGCGAGTGATCGCTTCGTCATAGGTCTGGGGTGCGCGGAGCTGGGTCATGCGAAGCGCCACGCTGCGGGCGCTGGGCGGTCGCCCGCCTGCATCGATGCGAGATAGCGGTGGGCCTTCAGCATGAAGCTGTCGATCAGGATCTTGGCCGTCGAAAGGGCGCACGACGTCGCAGCCTCGGAGTAGATGTCGCCGCAGCGCAAAGCCGTCCGATAGGTCGGATACGTCAACTTGGCCCCGTGCTGGGCCTCCAGGCCCTTCAAGACATCGCGGGCGTCCATATGCCGGTCATGGGCATCGCTGACGTAATCGAAAGCCGCCAGGATCGTCGCCGTCCTGGCCGGAGAGGCGGCGGGCAGTGCGAAGATATTACGACCGCCGGTCACGCCGCGTCCCTCATCTTCGTGCTTTCGGGTATGACCGCCGCGACCGGGCGGGGGCGCGGGCGGAAGGGCTGGGGCGGGGCGAGGGGCAGGCCGGTCTGGCCGCGCAGGGCGGCGGTGATGCGGTGCCAATTTTCGTCCAGCGTGCCGACTATCGTCGCGACGGAGAGCGCCGCAGCGCCCCCGATCACGGTCAGGCTCAGCAGGCCGAGGCCGTGCATGAAAGCGTCCTGGGTCATGAACGAAGATCCTTTTGGAGGGGCTTCATAAAGACCAGCCAATGGGACTTGGCGGTCTTACCGCAGCGATTGCCGAAAAGGGGCTGCACATCCGTCAGGGCCAGCACCTCGGCGACGGGAATTTCGTGCTCATTCCACTTGAAGACGAGCGTGCCGTCCGCGCGCAGGACGCGGAAGCACTCAGAAAAGCCCGCACGGATCACATCCCGCCAGTCAGTGCCGAGCTTGCCGTACTTCTTGGCCAGCCATCCGGTGCGCCCGTTCTGGACGAGGTGCGGCGGATCGAAGACGACCAGGGGGAAGGTCGCGTCAGGGAATGGCAGTGCGGTGAAATCCGCCACCATATCGGGAGCGATCAGCAGCGAGCGTGTGCCGCCCGCGCTGGACGAATCAGTCAGCTCGTGCCGCTCGGCGCGGTTGTCGATGAAGAAGGCATCGATGTTCTGCTTATCGAACCAGAACATTCGGCTGCCGCAGCACGCGTCGAGAACGCGGGGTGTGTTCATGACTTAACACACTGCATTTTGGCGCGCCGATCGCCGGGGACGATCGGCGCGCCACCCTCTACCACCTCGGAGCCTGGGAGTACGGAGGAGGTGGGGTCGGGATTGAAGACTTCGGGACACAGCACGGCGCGCGGAACGCCCGTCTCTCGCTCAATGGCGATCGCTTCCGTCGGCTCGGCGCGGCACGTGCCGCGCAAGCGCTTGGAAATGGCGGGCTGTCGCTTGCCGACGATGGCCGCCAGTGCAGCCTGTGAGCCTGCACGGCGTAGCGCTTCATTGAACGCTTCCTGTGGGGTCATGGGCTTGTCCATGACCTTCGGTTATTCCGATTAGAATAAAATGGCAATAGCAATTCGAAGCTAGGCGGCAATTCCTATTGGAATATGTATCTCTGATGCGAACGGGGGATAGGATCGCGCAACGGCGTAGCGAACTGGGTTTGTCTCAAACCCAGTTGGCCCGTCTTGCAGGCGTATCCCAGCCCACGATTGGCAAGCTGGAAGCGGGTATTAGCTCCGGCTCCTCTCATCTGCATAAGATCGCTCGCGTCCTTCGTACGTCGCCAGCTTTCCTGGCGGGTGAGACGGACGATCCCGCCGAAGGCGCGCCACCCCCACTGCCCGAACCGACAGTTCAGTATTTTCCGATGATGGCCGTTTTTCCTTCAGAGGATGCGCTGACCCGGATGTTTCTGGCTGTGTTGGAGGCGTCGCGTGGCATGTCTGAGGACGAACTCGCTCATGAGCTCGCCAAGCGGCTGCCCAAAGGTCTTGCCGTCGCGCAAGGTTCGATTGTGTCACCCCGGATGGCCCCCGACGGTGATCTTCCTGAGCGGACTGATATTCCGCCAGGCGATCGTTCCGAAGCTGTGCGAGCATCGCACACTTGACCTCACATGGCCTGCACCCCTGTTCACATCCGGGCGCGGGCCTGAACGCCAACCGAATCAATTTTGTACTCCCATCCCGTTCTTATTTTGTTCTGCATCGGGATTTCCAACATTGCTACGGGGTGACTTAGATTAATTTGTTGCTCCGCTCGCTCAGGGGAGGGTGTCATGGTTACGGGATTATCGTCGGGGGCCGCTCTGGCGGAACGTGAAGCCGTTCTGCCGCCGACATTCGAGGTGGACGACGCCGTCATCGCCGATGACGACGCCGAGGAAAGCGACGAGATCGGCGGGCCGATATCGGGGTTCGTCTGCGTCATCGAATATGCGGATGCACAAGGCGTCGTAACCGAGCGGTCCATCGTCTGCCGTCGCTACGAGCTGTTCAACGGCGCGCCAAGGGTCGGCGCGATCTGCGTCCAGTCCAAGCGCTACAAGCTGTTCCAGTGCGCCCGCATTCTGGAAGTGACGGACGCCCAAACCGGGGAGTCCCTCGGCGACGGCCGCTTTTTCGAGCAGTTCAGCATCGGCGCTGTGCTGGAAGGGGCGCATAGCTGGAACACGACGCCACGCCGCAAAGAGCACATCATCGCCGGGCTGAATGTCCTGTGCTTCATGGCGCGGTGCGACGGCCATTGGCATGACCTTGAGGCGGAGGTCATCACTGACTTCGTCTGTGCGCTTTGGATGCGCAAAGGGTGGGAGGGCGATCCGCCGCTGGATCGTATTGCCGCCCATGCCCGGCGATTGGCGCCTGACGGCAAGGTTCTGCGATCGGCGATTCGGGAGTATGCGCATAGCTCGACGTCCGCTGCATTGCTTAATCGCTTTGTTCACCGGGTTGTCTGCGCCGACGGCGTTATCACAGCGGGCGAGCATCAATGGGTTGATACCTATGCTAGTATGATGGCCGATGCACAGCGAAGTGACCGAGAGATGGCGCGAGGCGCTGGCTGAAAAACCTCTGTGAAAGAGCAATAGTAATGAGTGACGGTGACTGGAAAAGCGGTAAAGGTGAATTCAGTATTGATCCTATTCTTATAAAGAAGTGGTTTGAAATACCACATGATGAAGAAATAAGCATAAATTTGCCAAGGGTTGCCTTTGATGCTCTGTATGCGGCTATTGAGAGGCCATACTTCATGGCTGCGTCGATAACAAATTATATAATTGCGCAAAATATGGGTAACGAAGAAGAGGCTGATAAGGCGTATAATGAAATAAAAGAAAGTGCTGTTAGTGGTTTGAATTTCCTCAAGCATTTTCAAACCGTGCTTATGGCAAGGGCGACCGAGACGTCGCTTGATCCGGATGGCCGCGTGATCGAAGGGGATGGCTCAAATGGAGAATGAACTCCGCCCCGGCTACGACCAAGTCGTCCGATTTGATTTTCAATCCCGGACTCGGATAGAGGAAACGGGAGCCCCGCAGGAAACCTTGAAAGGAGGCGGCGGAGATGGCACATCCGGTGGCATGACCGAGGATTGGAAAGCCGGGGTTGATCGTCAGCTCACGCAGTTGCACAGCGACGTACGTGCCCTCCTCAATAGGGGTGTGGCGGCCGTTGTGGCCTTGGCGATTCTGATTGGCGGGCTTTACCTTTACACAAATCAAAAATTTGATGCGGTAAATTCGCGACTCACGCAGATTGAGGTGCAGCAGGCCAAGATGGAGGCCACGATCTCGGGTAAGCTGGACCTAATTGCCGAACGGCTTCCCGCGAAGAAATAGGCCGCCATAGATGCGTTCATGTCTCATTGGCTGATTGGCTGGCGTGAACTCACTATGTTAATAAATGCGCGTTACACTGAGTCCGTGCTTGTCATCGGAATTCGCTATGCCGTCGTCGACTGACAATCCGTCATCAAGAAGTGCGCTGATCAAGCGCTTCGGCAGGCTGTTTACGAATGAAGAGCCAGCAGATGAAGCAGCGCGGGCTGCGTTAGAACATATAGATAAGTTAAATAGCCGTATCGAAGCGGTTAGAGAGGATGTTCATCGTGGTATCCGACGCAAAGAAGGCCGATTCCGTCTTTGATATTCTCTACGCGGATACCCGTAGACTGAGTTCGCTTCTGTCGCAGTTTTCCGACGACGGAATAGTTACGGAGGTGGTCCGAGGAGCAGAGGAAACCTCCTCATCCCAGATCGGTATCTCTGTAAAGATAGTGAAGGCAGATGGGACCGAATTAGGCAAATCGTCCGTTTTAACTAAGATTGATCCGCAATGGCTTCTGCCGCTGCTATTTTTGGATGCAGCGCAGGGCATGATCCAGCGTGACATCGAGGCAGCGCCGATCGGTAGTTTGGTATTGTCGCAGGGCAAGCTCATCGTCACCGATCTGGCTATGCTGAAGGAAATGTGGAAGTCCGAAAAAGCCAGACAGTATATGCTTCAGAAGGCAGCCATTGACGAAGAGGCCGGACTGAATAGGCATGAAAGACGCGCTGCTGGTAAAAAGGGGAACGCAAAAGAAGTAACGGACGCTGAGCTCGCATTTGAACTCCTGCCCCTCCTGCCGCACTCACCGCAGATCAATATTATCGACGGTGATAGAACCGTTTGGGCCTCGATCGATGAGCGATATATGAATGGAAGTGCTTCAGACGTTATGTTGAAGCATGGGGTAAAGGTTGCTGGTAGCTGGTCCATGGTCAGCGTTCTGGATGCGCGGCCCTTCGAGGTAAGAGACGATGAGGACGCATATGATGACCATGACGACATTCTAAGCTTCAGCGAACGTCTGGCGATTGGAATGACGACAGACAACCTCTGGAAGGTCGCTAACGAACTGGCGGGGCCAGCGCGTCAAGCTCTGGGTCGTCCGTTGCTGTCTTATGGTGTTACCCCCCTGATAATATTCCGTGAGATCGAAACGGTGCCAGCGCAAGTTCGTAGTGATTCCACGAACCTCTAGGCCTGCTCCAGCTTCAGCGCGCTGGTAAAGCCTCTATCGCCAAGGCTGTGGGTCACCTCGGTGAGGAGCCAGTCGATCGCGTCGATCTGGCGCTTGAAGCCACTGACGGTCGCTTTCTGCTCGGGACCGAGATCGGCGCGGCCGAGCGCCAGGGTGATCGCGAAGGTGACGGGGTCGCGGGCGGCGCGGCTGGAGGCAGCGTTCGCGGCCTGGCGGGCGGCTTCCTCGGTGGGGTAGACGCGTGACAGACGACGCGCCTTCCCGCCATCACCCTTGCCGGTGGTGAAGGTCTCCCGCTTGCCGGTGGCGCGATTGTGCCACTGCGCCTCCACCCCCTCGGCATCGTCGCGCTTCTGGCGGCCGAATTGATGGGCGTCCCCGGATCGCCTGGTGATGGTGACGGCGGGCAGGGCGGCGCCGGAGGGCGATTTGCCGTCGCCGACCGGCTTGAAGATCAGCGCGCCTGCCTTCACCGTCGCAACTGCATCGAATTCGCGCCCCAGGCGGCGCAGGAAGGCAAGGTCGCTTTCCCGGCTCTGGGCCTTGGTCGCGACCGCGATCGATGCCAGCGCCCCGGCGCAGCGGGGATTGAGGCCATGACGCTGCGCCACCTGGGCGACGATCGCGCCCAGGGTGGTGCCGTGATAGCCCTGCTCGCGGCGCTGCTTCAGTCCGGCGGTGAAGTCCGCCGCCTTGGCCTTTATGGTCAGGGCGGGGGGCGATCCGCCATGGTCGATGCTCTCGACATGGAATTCACCCTTGTCGACCAGGCCGAGGGTGACCCCGCTGCCCTGGCGCCAGCCGAGCGAGACGCGGATCTTCGCGCCGGTCGGGGGCAGATCGAGCGCATCGTCGCTGTCGTCGAGCACCAGGTCGAAGGTATCGGCTTCCTCGCCGCGCTTTTCGGAAATGCCCATGGAAATCAGGCGGGGGCGGGTGCGCCCGCCGGGCCGCTCCACCTGGCCGCGAATAATCTGGGTGATGTCGCGGCCGTCGACGAAGACTTGGTAATCGGGAATGGGCTGGGTCATGCGGGATCCTCGTCGACACAGAGCAGCTCGATGGTGAAATCGATCTGACGCGGACTGCCATCGGGCCAGAGATGCTTGAGCGTCTCGGACAGGCTGGTGATGACGTAGGCGCCGTAGACATAGCCGCGCCCGTCGACCAGCGGCCAGGCGTCGCCGGTATTGGCCATGCGGCGGATCTCGTCGAGCGAGACTTCGCCATCCGCGATTTCGGTGAAGACCGATCCGGGGAGCGAGATCGTCTCGTCACCCGGCCCGGTATATTGGCTGGCGTCGCGGGCGCCGATGCGGGTGGCGGTGGCGTGCCGCCAGCTCGACTTGCGCTGGATCTCGTCAAAGGCCAGCGTGTCGATGCCGAAGGCGAAAAGGCCGAGGGCGAGCAGCATGTCTTACTCCCAATCCGGGCGATCGGCGAAGCTTGGCGAGTCGGGGCCGGGGCCGCCGAGGCCCAGCTCACGCAGCTTGCGGGCGACCAGCTCGGCGATCGTCTCTTCGCTCTGCCCGGGTGCGCCATTGATGACGATGGTAATGGGGGCGGGGGCTGACGCGACCGGCGCAGGGCCGCGCCCGCCCGCGCCAGGCGCGCCCATCGCCATGCCGGGCAGCGCAGAGCCGGTCACGATCGCGGCGGTCAGGCGGCGGGACAAGCTGTCCATGCGCTGGACCGGCTCCGACTCCTGGGCGGCGAGCCCCAGGGTCAGACCGTCGATCACATGGCCGCCCAGCTCCATGAAGACGCGGCTCGGCGAGCGGATTTTATTGGCGGCGCGGAAGCCGCCGGACAGCGCGTGGGCCATGCGGATGCCCGCGTCCCACAGCCTGCCCGGCGCGCTCTTGATGCCATTCCAAAGGCCCTGGATGACCATCGCGCCGAGATCGTAGAAAATCGCAGGCAGGGTGGTGAAGGCGGCGTGGATCGCGGTCTTGAAGCCGGACCAGGCCATGGCCCATCCGGCACTAAGGATGCCGGGCAGGCGGCCGGTCAGGAAGGCCAGGGCCTTCGACCCGAAATCGTAAAGAGAGCCGATCGCATAGCCGACGAAATAGCCGATGCTCGCACCGATATCGCCGATGCTCATCGTGAAGATCGATTTGACGCCAGCCCATAGGCCGCCGAAAAATGCCGCGATGCCGGCCCAGTGCGAATAGACCAGATAGGCCGCACCGCCCAGAGCGGCGACCCCCGCCACCACGGCGGCCGCTATCCCAATCACGGGGAGCAGACCGATGCCGAGTGCCCCAGCCGCGAAGCTGAGGGCCGCAAAGGGGGCCATCATCCCGGCGAGTACGATCGCACCGCCCCCAAGCACCAAAAAAAGCGTGGCAAATGCCGCAGCGCCGATCGCCAGCGCCTTGGCCAATGTCGGATGGCGCTTGGCCGCATCGCCGATCGACGTGGCAAAGCCATTCACTGCCTTCAGCCCGGCATTGACGGTGGGCAGCAGCTGCGCCCCCAGCGTGATGGCCAGGGTGGCGGCATTGGTCGACAATGCCTTGGACTGCTCGGCCGAGTCCTTCATCCGCTCGGCGAAATCACGGTCGGTGGTGCCGTCCGATTTCATCGCGTCGGCGCGGATCTTGCGGAAAAGCTCCATATTCTGGATCAGCGGGCGCAGTCCCTGCTGCACCTGGCTATCCTCGAATAGGTAACCGAGCTTGGACAGATCGCCCTTCAACGTCTTGTTGGTCAGCTCGGCGATCGCCTCCAGCGGCGTCTTGCCCTCCTTATAGGCTTTTTTCAGCGCCTCGGGCAGATTGACGCCCATCTTTTCGAAGGCCTTGGCGGTGGCGGGCGAGCTGATCTTTTGCAGGACATTGGCCAGATTGGTCCCGGCGCTGGCACTGTCGCCCGCACCCTTGCGCGCGATCTGAAGCCCGGCGGCCAGATCCGCGACGGCGCCGGTGCCCTTCTGGCCCAGCGCCTGGTAGGCGGCGGTCAGCGAGGGGAAGACGCCCGCCATATCCTTGATCTCGAAAGCCCCCGCCTTGCCAGCGGCGGCCATGATGTCGATCACCTTCTGCGTCTGTCCGATCGGCACCTTCAGATTGTCGGTGGCGGCGAAGCTGGCATTGGACAGGTCGGCGATCTCGGCCTTGTACGCGGTCGCGGCGCGGCCGATCGGCGTCATCATCGCGACCGCATCGGGGACGCTGGCTCCCATGCCCGCCAGCGCGTCGACGCCCGCCTGCATATCGGCGGGCAGCTGATTGGCGGCGCGCGCAGCGATCAGCAGGCCCTTGCCCAGCGCCTCGGTCTTGGGACGCGACAGATCGGCCTTCTGACCGATATCGGTCATGGTCGACTCATAGTCCTGGGCGGCGCGCACCCCGGCGATGATCGGCGCGGCCATCGCCATGCCGGTGCCGATCCCTGCCGCGCCACTGGCGGCCATGCCGGTGGCGATCCCCTGCGCCCGGCCGAAGCGGGCGCGGCCCGCCGCCATGCGCCGCTCGCGGTCGGCGGTCCGCGCCAGGCGACGCTCCTGCTCGGTCAGCTCCTGATTGGTGCCCTCCACCTGACGACGCAATTCGCGCTCATGGCGGGCCAGATCCGTGGTGGCGATCCCGGCCTGGCCCAGGCGGGTGCGCAGCTCGCCGAGCTGGCGCGTCTCCTGGGCGTGCTGGCGTTCCAGTCGCTCGGCCTCCTGCTTGGCGCGCTGGAAATCGCGGGTCATGGCGCGGGTGGGATTGGCGGTCTGGCCCATGGCGCGGCCCAGCTCGGTCACGCGCTGGCGGGCGGCCTGAAGATCCGTCTCGGTGGAGCGCAGGCCCATCTTCAGCGCGCGGAAGCCCGCGATATCGCCCTGGGCGCGCTGGAGATCCTTCAGCCGGTCACGGGTGCCCGCCAGCGCCTGAGACGCGGCCCGCGACCCGCCCGCGATATCGCGCAAGGGACGGGTGGCGCGGTCACCGGCCTGGATGATGAGGCTGAGGCGAAGATTACGATCCATGACGCTCCGGGTCGTGGCGGCGGGCGGCTTGCTCCCGCCAGGACATCAGCTCGGCGACGGAGAGAGGGTCCATCGCCTGGGGCGGCCAGTGAAAGACGAATGCGATATCCGCCATCGCGTCCTCTACGTGGACGGGAAGAGCGCCTCCCGCGCCGCATTCGTCAGACAGAAATTTGCCAGCTCGCCCGCGACCTGGGTGACGTCGGACGTGGAGAGCACCGCGAAAATGTCGGGGAGCAGCGGCGGGGTCGATACGCGGGGGGCGACCAGTGCGACCTGGTCGTAATCCATGCGGACCAGGCCGCCGAGATTGACGCCGCGCAGCGCCCCACCCAGGGGGCGGCGCAGCATGATCTCGGTGCCCTTGGGCATCAGGACTTGACCTGTTTCGGTCGCGGCGTCTTCGTCGAGCGTGATGGTCACGAATTTCTTGGCATCGGTCATGGCGTGGGTCCGGTCATGGTGGGGGCGGGCGCCCAAGCGCCCGCCCGGGAAGGGTCAGGGGATCAGGCGAGGCCCAGGGCATCGCGGTGACCGGCCATCAAATCGACGCCGCCCACGATCTCGATCATGCCCAGCACGTCGATCTCGACATCGGTGACGCCGTCCCACTCCTCCTTGTAGTAGACGCATTCCGACTTGACCTTGAAGCTGCCCGCCTCGCCGACCTTCTGCTCGCCGCGATCGATCTCCTGGTGGCGGCCGCGCATGGTGATGATGCAGGTGTGGATCTGGCCGGTGCTGTCATCCTGGTAGGAGCCCGCGAAGCGGATCTGCACATCGCTCATGCCCGGCGCCCCGAATTGGCGGATGAGGGCGCGCACCGGGCCGCCATAGCTGTGCTCGACGGTCAGATCATCGCCACCGCCGAGGTCGAAATTGGCGGGGCGGGCGAGGCCACCACCGCGCCATTTTTCGAGCTTGCGCTCCAACTTGGGCAGGGTGACGCTTTCGGTGTCGGCGGCATAGCCGACACCGTCCACATACATCATCATCTGCTTCAGCTTACGGGGGAAAGACATGGGCTATCCTTCAGAAAGGGGATGGTCGGGTGGGATCAGGCCGCGATCGAAAGGGCGGCGAAATCGAGCAGGAATTCGTCGGTGATCTCCTGCTCGATCCCGAGATTTTCCAGCGGGGGGACGGGCGTGTAGCGGAAGCCGAGCAGCAGCTTGCCCGCCTTCAGCGAGGCGGTGGGATTCTTGGCAGGGTCATAAAAGGCGACCGCGCCATGGATCCGCCCGGCCCGCTTTTCGGCCCGGAAAAGCTCATTCACCTGCTCGACGATGTCCTTCACCAGGCTGGAGAGCAGCGGCTTGTCGAGCGCCCAGGCGAGGCCGAGGGCGACGCTGTCGGCGAGAATCTGGGCGGTGCGAACCGCGCTTTCGAAGGCGAAATCGCTGCCCTGCACGGCGCAGGTGTGATTGCCCCAGAAGCGGAGCTGGCCGCCCAGGCGCACCACCGTCACCAGCTCGGACGCATTCAGGACATTGGCGTCGCACGTCTCGTCCTGGAGGTCGAAGGTCACATCGTCGGTGAGGCCGTCGATATCGGCGAGGGCGACATTGGACAGCGTCTTGTGCCACCCCTGGGTCGCATCGATCGCGGCGCGCGCGCCCATGGCGACGGCCGCGACGGGGACGGCGATCGATGCGCCGCCCGCGCCATAGGGCGCGGTGACGCCGGGCCAGAGCAGCGTCAGCTCGCGCGCGTCGGGGAAAAGCGCGCGGTGGGCGATGGCCCCGCCGCGATCGAGGCCGATCGCCTTGGCATAGACGCGGGCGCGCAGCTTCTTCGCGACCGTCACCAGTGCCTTGGTCACCGCCTCCGACTCCAGACCCGGCACGCCGATGATACGCGGCTGGACATTGAGCTGGGCCGAGGCGGTCAGCAGCGCCTGCATCCCCGTCTTCACACCCGCGACGTCGGCGCCGATGATCGCAGCGGTGGTCGCGGCATCGGTGGCGCCGGGGGCGACGCGCACAACGACGATCGTAGTGTCGACCTGCCCCGCAATGGCACGAAGCGCGGGCAGCAGGGTGCCGGTCGCCCCGGCCTTGTCCATGGCGTCCTGGATATTGGTGATCTTCACCGCCGTATCCAGCGGGAAGGCCGAGGCTTCGGCGAGCGGCGCGGTCGCGACCAAGCCGATCACGGCGGTGGCGACGGTGGTAATCCCCCGCCGCTGGCGCGCGACCTCGCGGACATTGATGCCGTGGAGAATGCTCATGGGGTGGCCCTTTGCGAAAGCGCGGACAGTGCGCGGATGGTGGAGGTGGCGGCGAAGCCGGGGCGACCGGCGACATCGGTGCGGGTGCCGGTGATGGTCAGCACCGCCGAATGGGCATCCGGCCCGGCGGCCAGGGTGATGCGGCGGACCCGCGCGCGCGGCTCGGCGAGCAGCGCCAGTGCGGCCGCCGCGATCACGCGCAAGCGGCCGAGTGGATTATTGGGCTGGTCGAGCTGCTCGGGGATCAGGCTGCCATAGTTGCGGCGGCCGACGCGGGTGCCGATCGGGGTGGACAGACGATCGTCGATCGACTGGAGCAAATGATCGGCCCCGCCGATGGCGCGGCCGGTGTGGCGGTCCATGCCGATCATTCGGCACCTCCAAGCCCGTATCGGCGCAATAGCCACCGATAGAGCCGCTCTTCGCCGGGGATATGAAGATGCAGCAATGCCGGAAGCCAAGTCACGGATCGAAAAAGCCGGAACGGCATCGGCAAGCGTTGGCCGTTCCAGCGATTTTCTACAGTCCACCAGACAAGGGTGGTCCCGGTCCAAAAGGCTACCATTGCGACTAGAAGAAATGCGATCATACCGGCTTGCCCGACACGCCCTGCCCCGGCTGGACCTTGTCGTGGATATGGCCCTTCAGGCTCTTGCCACCGCCCACGACGTCATTGCTGGCGGTCAGCGTGCCGGTGATGTCGACGGGGCCGTCGACGGACAGCGGCCCCTTCAGCGATAGGCCGCCATCGGCGACGATCGCGGCGGTGCCGCCAGCGGGCAGCGTGATGGCGAGGCTATGTCCGACAGGGTCATAGCCGAAGGTCGCGCCGTCACCGAAGACCATCGCGGCACCGGGGCCGCGCCCGACATGGGGACGGGCGTCGCTGGACAGGCCGCCGATCACGATGCCACGCGCCGTATCGCCCTCGGGGGCCAGGACAAGGACCTGCTCGCCGACAGAGGGCGGGAGCCAGATTCGCACATCGCCCATGCGAGGGGACAGGAAGGGGATGGCTCCGGTCGTCAGATCGTCGGACAGCTCGACGGTGCAGGTGCCCGCCTCATGATCGACGGACGCGACCAGACCTTCGCGCAGGAGATCGCCCACAAGGCGCTGGATATCGGCAGGATCGGCCATGACCGCGACCATGCGCGCGCGGCCGCCAGTGGCGAGGGGCCGCTTGTGTAGAAGGGCTTTCTACACAAGCGGCAATCGGATCATGCGAAGCGACCGCGCCCGGCCGCGATGTCGGCTGCGATGACATCGGCGAGACGCTTGCTGCTTGCGATATCGAGGCGCTGGAGCGTCCAGCGCCCGATGCTGCCCCGCATGGCGTCGGGCGTGTAGTTCCAGTACTGGCCGAGCTTGGCGACCCGGTCCGGCTGCGCCAGCGTACCTTCATAGGTGAGGTCCGCCTTGGAAAATCGCAGCGCCCCGTCGATATAGAATTCGAGCAGCGCCTTGGTCGCGGACAGCACGCGCCACCGCATCGCGTAGTGATGCGGCGCATTGTCATCGGGGAAAAGGCTCGCTGGGAGCGTCGGCCCCTCGAAATTGATGCCCAGCTGGACAATGGCCAGATTGCCCGTGGCGGCATCGTAGAAGGGCAGGACGGAGTATTGGATGAAGCCGCCCGACGCGCAGCCGAAAAGCTGGGTGACTTTCTGGCCGGTCCCGCCGGTCGGGTAGCCGGTCTTGGGAATCTTGGCCCAGAAGGACACGACGAAATCGGTGCAATCGGCGGGCAAGCGGCATTCCGGCGGAAGGGTGATCGACTGACCCACCGTGTCGAATTTCGCCATGCCGGACGCCCAGGGCACGCCGGTATCGGTGACGGCGCTCCCGCCGAGCCGCACATAATTCCGCAGCTGGCTGGCAGCGGCGACCGGATTGGCCTGATCGGCATAGCCCCAGCCATGCGCGAAATCGAAAAGGGCGACGGTCCCCGCGTCGACGGCTTCGTCGCGCTGCGGTTTGAATCCCGCCATGCCATTGCGGGTAAGCTGGCGCTGAAATTGACCGCTCATTGCTGGGTCCATCCTTTTTGCTGAATCAGGGGAGCGTAACCGTAGCGGCCCTGCACGGCGCGCCCGGCTTCGTTGGCGTGGAGAAAGTCCGTGCGCAGCGAGCGCGGCACATAGCCGCTCGCAATGTCGCTATTGTCCTCGGCGCTGCCATTGCCATGCGCCTGCATGATGGGCAGAAGATCGAGGCAGGCGTCGCCGAATGCGGCGCGGAGGGCGGTATTCATCGCCTCGACACGTCCACGCCGCTCGCTGCCCGTGGGCTCGATCGGATCGATGACAGAGCCGTCGAGGCCGGTCCCGGCCGGTAGGACCAGGGGGATGATGAAGCGGCGGGTCAGCGGGGTCAGTGACCCGATGACGGTGCGGATGGCCGCGACATTGCTCTCGATCGTGTCGAAGTCATTGCGGCCCAGCTGGATGATGGCGATGCAGTCGCGCGGATAGTCGACCGGATCGCCGCCCCCGATGATCGAGGCCCCCATCGCATAGGCGATGATGCCAGGGGCGACCGGCACCGCCGCCCCCGCGACTTGGCGGGTCAGCGTATAGGCCCCGCTGCCATTGGTATCGCGGGTCAGGATCATCGACACGCCCGCGATGAGGTAGCGGATCCGCATGTTCGGCATTCCGCCGGTGATCGGATCGGCCCCCAGGACGGTGACGGCCACCGAGCCGCTGGCGGGGATGGTGCCGGTCGCCAGCGTCATCGGGACCGAGACGAGCCGCGACGCCGCTTGACTGGCGCTTTGCCCCCCGACACCGAATTGCCGGGCGGTCGGGAAGCCAAGCTGCTGGGCGGCGACATGCACCGAGCCGGTGTTATCGGTGGAGCCCATGCCTTGCTGACTGTCGCCGAAGCCCACAAGGGCAAGATATGGGAGGACGGAGACTTCAGCACCACCATTGACCGGCGCAGCAAAGAGACCGCCTGCGGGGCGCGGGAGGCGGTCGGATGCATAGACGGCGTAGCCATCGCCGGTGACACGCCGCAGGTTATTCTTCGTGCCCGCCGTCGACAGCTGGACACGGCGTCCCGTCGCGCGCTGCTCGGAATAGACGTGGAGATTGCCCGCGCCGTCCATCTGCTCGACCACGACATAGCTGTCGACGGCGATCGGTGCGGGCACCGCGACGGCGTGCTTCTGACCCTCGATCAGATTGAAATCGGCGTCGACGGTAAAGCGGCTGTAGCCGGACCGCTCATATTCGAGGATCGACAGATCGACCGCCGAATGCCCGGCGTCGCCGGTGCCCTGTATGAGATTGAAATCGGCGTCGACGGTGAAGCCGCTAAACCCCGACCGCTCATATTCCAGCGCCGCCAGCGGTTCGACGATTTGGCCCCCGACGCTATAGGGTGCAAGGCCAAGGCCATTGGCCTTGGTCCCACTCACGAGATTATAGTCGCGATCGACGAGGAATTCGGCGTAGCCCGACCGCTCATACTCCAGTGGATCGAGGAGCGCCCCTTCGACAATCTGCAATGCCTTGCGCGCGGCGACCGCTTCGTCACGCGCGGCCAGCGCCTGGGTGACAGCCGGGGCGACGGCCGCATTGGCGAGGTCCGCGATGGGTGCGCGCTTGCTCTTGTAGCCGTCGGCCGGGTCGGCGATGACAGCCTGCTCATTGCCGATCGGCTTGGCGAGCAAAGGGATTTCGGAGATTTTGGCCATGGCGCTGGTCCTCTTACCGGCCGATCGCGATCCAGCGGATCGCGTCGATATTGGTGCTGTCGCTCGCTTGCTTCTGGACGAAGGCCGTGAAGGTCGACGCGGTCAGGGCGCGCTCCTGGGCGTAGCTGTCGCAGCGTATGTCCCCGCGCGAATTGATCGCGATCGGGGCGGCGAAAAGGCACGCATTGGGGAATGGCGTGGCGAATGCGATCTCGATCGGCCCCTCGCCATGGGGGCCGGATGTCACACCGATCTTTACGTAAATGCCCGGCGCAATCTGGAATTCGCCTGTCGTCGCGATCGTACCCGCCAGCGCAGCAAGGCCCGCCGGGGTGAGAGCCACATCGCCGCGCGTGCCCGCCAGCACCTCGGCCGGGCTGGCAGCGTCGACCGTCAGTGTGCGATTGCCGGTCAGGTCGCCACCGCCCTTGACCAGGCCGGACCCGTAGATCGTCTTGCCGGTCAATCCATTCAGCGCCTGGGTGACCATATCGAGCGCGCTGGCGATCATCGCCTTGACGACCGCGCCCGTCGTCACGCGGGTCGCATCGCCCGCATTCGCCTCTGCCAGCGTGGCCAGCTCGACCACCCCTTTGACCTCGGTCGTGCCGGGCGGATTGAGAAAATTCGTGTCGCCGAAGCGGATGCTGGCGGCGGTCGCCTCGGGAAAGGCAATGTCGATCGCCAGCGCCAGGGTCGATCCGGTCGACTTCTCAACCAGGACCACCGGCTGGCAATAGGTGGCGAATAGCGTGCCATCGCCCAGGAAAAGGCCGAAACCGCGCACCGAATAGGTCAGTGCCGCATCGTCCTGCACGGTCATATGCACGATATTGTCGGCGACCCGCGCCCCTGACACGGTATCGACCCGGCGAAATTCGCCAGGCAGCGCGGTCAGCGTCGGCGCGGCGACGAAAGACGCACTGCTCAGGCCGACATGGGTGACGGTCAGGTCGACGCCGGTATCGGTCTGCGCGGCGGTGAAGCGGCCCAGCCCGGCCGTGGTCATGGTCAGGATCAGCGCGGTCATGGGCGGGTGTCCAGAAAGGTGCCGTCGCCCGCTTCGATCGGCTCGCCATCCTCGGTCTGAAGATAGGCGGCCCAGTCGGGCGATCGGTCGATGGTCATGGTGGCGTCGGCGCGGGTATAGGCGAAGGCGCGCACGACGCCGGTGATGCCCACGGCACCCGCTGCGCGGATTTCCTGCACCAGCCGCATATGCTCGGTCAGCGGCTTCACCCGTGCAATCTCGCGCACGATCGCGTCGGCGAAGGATGCGGACGCGCGGCGACCGCCAGGCGCGGTGCCGTCTTCCAGCACCATGGGCACGATCACGTCGAAAGTGTGGGCGGGGCGTCGCGGGCTGGCCTCATGCCATTCGACCAGGCGGGCGCGGCGATCGAAGCGGCCCAGTACCGTCTCCACCGAGGCGCGCGTCCCCTTAATCCGATGCATCGGGATCGATTCGGCGATCGCGGCGCGGCGATCGGCCTCCGACCAGTCGGCGTCCCAGGCATCGACCGATCTGCCATAGGCCAGCCATGGCAGGAGGAAGGCGGGGGCGAGCGCCGGATTGTCGATGACCTCGGCCATTGCGCCCGTGTCGACCGCCGGGCGCAGCGTAATGCCCGCTTCCAACGCGCGCTCCAGACGGGTCGCATTGGGGGGCAGGAGGCTATTCATCATAGCCCGCATGGATGATGGTGATGGCGGTGCAGGATGCCGCCTGGGTCGGATCACAGACGATCTCGGCGAGCGGCGTATCGATCACGACGCGCTGCACCCCTTCGACGGTCAGCGCGGCCGACAGGGCCGACAGGGTGATATTGCGCCCGAGCTTGCGGGACTTGGCGAGATAGGCGTCCAGACTGGCGCGGGCGGAGGCCAGGACCAGCGTGGCGTCGGGACCGGCGAAGGTCCAAAGCCGCGCCGTCACGACAAAGGGCTTCAGGCTGGCGCTGGCGACCGTCACCAGCGCGCCGAGCGGGCGGATTTTCTTGT